ATGTTACCATTATTTTTAGATGCGTAAAAAACTTGCTCACCTTTTTTCTTGCCATATTCTTCTTTCATGGCAGTCATAATTTTTTTACCTTTATTGGTAAGTGGCATTACTTCCAGCCTTTTTTAGCTAGCTTAGGCTTACCTTGTATTAGTAGTCCGCCTGATGAAAATGATTTAGTAAGACTAAAACCTATATTTTTTTCTTTACCTCTTTTGCTACCCTCTACATTAAAAGAAGAATTCTCTCCTTCTTTAGTGTAGCCTAATTTTAAATCACTATTAATATTTTCTTTATCAAATTTACTAATAGGTTTTTCAATAGATGAATAAAATTGAGATGTTGAGCCATCACTATTTTCTTTAGTAAGATCTGCTTTTATTTTAGGTGAGGTTACAAATTCATCATCATAAAGATTTCCACCTAAACCGACAGTGTATCCTTTTTTCTTTTTATTTTTTTTTGTAGCCATTATTTATTACCTTGTTGATTTACTCTTTTTCTTTGTATCTCTATTTTTTCTCTAGCAACTTTAATTCTCTCAGCTGCTTGATCTTCGTTATTTTCTAACTTCATCTTTTCAAGATCTAATCTTTCATCGATTTCATTTTCTCTAACGTCTATATTCATCATACCCTCTTCAGACTTTCTTTGTAAGTCCAGAGCTTTTAAATCTAATTCTCTTTGTTTTAATTCAACTAAAGGATCTGTCTGTTGACCCGCAGATTCTTGTTGTGCTAACTGCATAGTAATCTCAGCAACTTTTTGTGCAATCATTGCATTAATTTGTATTTTAGCTCCCTCAGGATCTTGTTGTAACATCTGTTCCATATTAGGGTCATTTGCTATAAATGCTCCTACTTCTCCTTGAGCCTGCATAGATACGTGCTCTGAGACATGAGCTTGTATAGCTGAGTAGACTTGTGGATTAATCTGAACCATTCTTGTTTTCATAAAGGCACCATGTGCAACAATATGAGACTGATGATCTTGATCCGGGAATGCTCTTAAAGGTCTTCCCTGTAAAGAGTCCATATTCTCTTCTGCCGGATCTTTTGGTATTGGTTTTTCTTGTGGAACTAGTAATTGATCTATATCTTGAGTCCCCAATGCTTCATATACTCTACGATATGCTTCTCTTAAGTTGTGTATTGCTGGATTAGACATTGCAATTTTTAAATTTTCATTAGCAAGAGTTACTCTTTGTGCCATACTCATGATATTAGGATCAGCAACTGGAATAACATCTACTCTATTATCAAAGTCAGTTTGTTTAACTGCTTGATCTGCACCATATACTGAATATGGGTAGATTGGAGGTAGATAAGTTCCAAAAACTTTACTTAATAATCTAAATTCTCTTCTCATAGAATAGTAACAACGTTTATGAATAGCTGACATGACACGGGATCCACGCTCAAGTAAAGCAACAGTTGTTCCAACAGCTCTATTTTGTGCATCACCTCCTACATCCATATTAGTTATGGCTGCAAATTTTTGTCCTGCATCAACAACAAATCCCATTAATTGGTATAATGTAGCTGAAGGTTCTTTGAATGGTAGGATTTGAAACTGATCTTTTATATTACCGCCTGGTGCATCTACATCTCTGAACTCTCCTGGCTGGAAGGGTTGGTCGTCATCCCTGATTCTAATTCCACGGCTCTTGAATCCCGCTGGTAAGTTAGATAATGTTCCTGCATCTAGCAATTGTCTTAAAGCTTGTGTAGCTGTTCTGCTTAATCCACCAATCATATGAGTTAAACCAAAGCCATAGAAACCTAAACCTGGTAAAAATTTAAAATGAACGAAGTATTCTTTTCTTTTTTTAAGTTCATCTTTCATATCATAGTTTCTGTAGATAGATAAAACTTCTCCACTACCTTCATCTAGAGTTACAACGTATGGAAGTTTAACTTCTTTTTCTGCATTGTGCATTTCAAACTCTTCTAAGTTTAAATCAACATGCATTTCTAAAACTTGGAATGAGAATTGTTTATCTCCAGATGGAGTTACTCCTTCTAGTTCCTGATACTTCTTCTCAATATCTGTTGGGCCATTAGAAGTTGGTTTTAAATCTACTTCTCTATAAAATCCACCTGCTTGTTTTTTAAGAATTTCATTCTCTCCCATTTTTATAACATGGGTAATTCTTTCACAGTCTATTAAATCTGTTGCGTAGTAAGGTACTACTAAATCTTCTGCTGGAATAAATTTAGATACTGCTCTTTGCATAATCTCATCATAGTAAACTTTTTTAAATGCAGATCCTGCTAGTGCTAAATAAAATAATAATTGATCAAACTCAGGAGTGTACTCTTCCATCTCCTCAGTTAACATGTAGTTCATAAAGTCTTGAACACGCTGTGCTTGATTTGTTTTTTGTTCATCTTCAACACCTAAGACTCTAGTTCTTACAGGCCCTGATGATGGTAATAATTCTTTGTAAGCTTGCGCTTGAAACTGTGTTACTGCTTCTGATAGAAGTGGATGAGTGACACTTGCCGAACCTTTGAAAGGTCTTGTCATCTCTCTTTGATTTAAACCTAAAAGATCTAAACTACTTGTGTAAGCAGATTCCCAATCTTTTCTTGAGACTCTATCTTTTTTATAATCGTCAAGCAACTGGTTAGATATTCTCTGAAGAACATCATCAGGCATATCTTCCGCAAGGTTTTTATTAAACTCTTGCTCAACAGAGATAGCATCTTCCATAGAAAATTCTTCGTCTTCAGAACCTTCTACTTGGATATCTAATTCCTCTCCATCATCTGGAGAAAGGGTTTCTTCCTCCATACCAATTGCTTTCTCGATTTCAGCCATTAACAAATAATAGTCTTTTTATTCTTTCCTGCAAGAACAATTCCTTGGCCTCTGCCAGAAACTGCCATGCCACCTTTGTAAAGCTTCATCATTGAACCTTTGGAATTTTTAGATACACCTAAATAAGCTTTACTACCACTCTTATTTTTTTTATCTTCTTGGAACTTTTTAATTCTAGCTTTTCTTGCTTCTTTATCAGCTGCTCTTTGTTCCTTAGTTTTACCACCAAAAATATTAGTTTTCTTTTTTTCAGGAGTAGTAGTAGATTTATCTCTATTCTTGTAAGTGATTTTATCTTTATAAAGTTTATCACCTTTTTGAATTGAACCATCATCTCCAACATAGATAGATTTTGGATTTTTTCTAGGCTTAACTGTTTTAACATCACCAACTTTTCTGCTAGCACCCATGTCTTTAGTTAGGTTAGAAGGTCTCTTAGTTGATTTACCTAGGTCTGCTCCACCACCCTTAACATCTTTTAGGTTTTTAATATTCTTACTTGAGAAACGACTTGTTTCTTTTTTCCCCATTAACTTAGACGCACCAAAAAGTGCAGCCCCAGTCATAGCGGCTTTCTTTAATTTATTTCTTAGTCCCATGATTTTTTCCTTTGTTAGTAATATATATATTTACGCTCCTTATAACTTTCGACTTCATCCTCGTCAGAATAAGTAGTTATAAAAGAACCTTGCCGGTATCTTATCATAGCTTGGGTAGTGCTGTCCACATAATCGTCATGAGCTCCATGAGGAAAAGCTGCACATTCTTCAATCACTTCGTGAGCCCAATGTTCATCTCTTGGATACCAAACTTGTTTAGATTCGAATATAGGTGCAGTGGCGTTGACCCGTGAGTGTTTGTCCTGGCCCCGTCCTGGAGTGTAATCCATAACAGGAATACCCATTCTACGAAATTCTTGTAATAAACTTTGACCACTGGCTTTTGCTTCAATGATCACGGTCTCTGGTTGCCAATACTTATACTGGTCTAGTGCTACCATTTTTAATTCTGGAAAATCATATTTACCTTTAATGGCATCAATTAATATAATTGCATCAGGTGCGCCATCGTGAGGCGTGAAGATTCCCCAAGTAGTAATGGCAGAATAATCGGCTGTCTCTTTTTTACTGAATGCAGTATCATAAGATTGTATGACATGTTTTAAAGCAGGAAGATCCTCGGTCCAGGGCTGCCACCATTCTCTTTTTAATATTGCTCCTTCTTCCGATGTAGGGTTTTGCATATACTGAGCTGACCAGTTTCGGATATTTAAAGACGCTTTAACCTTTTCTAATTCTTCTAGACTCCAATACTCAGGCCACACGGGTGTGGGTATCTCATCTTCTTCATTCAATAATGCAGGGAAAGAAATTTTTTCCCACTTATCTGCTTTAGGTTCTTCTTCTGATTTGATTAGTCTTCCAGTAAGATCGTCTTCAGCCCATCTTGTCATTACTAAAACAATCGAGCCTCCTGGTTGTAAACGTTGTCTGGGTCCTGATAGATACCAATCGAATGTTCGCTCCATTGCAGAATCAGATAATGAATCTTGTTCCGTGTGTGGATCATCTATGATAAGCAAATCGGCCCCTCGACCTGTGATAGATCCGCCAACTCCCGCTGCAAAGTACTCACCGCCATGGTTAGTCTCCCACCTGCCTTTTGCTTTACTGTCTTCTCTAAGTCTAACATCTCCAAAGATCTGTTTATACTCTGGACTGTTAATTAAATTTCTAACCTTAGCACCAAATCTTCCAGAAAGTTCTGCGTTGTGTGATACCTGCATCAGTTTCATTTTAGGATTTTTTCCAATCATCCACGCAGGAAAATATATTGATGCAAATTCAGATTTAGTATGTCTAGGTGGCATATTAACAATAAGCCTTCCTTTTTTATTTTTTGCTATGTTTGTAAACTCGTGTGCAATATGTTGATGGTGTCCCCATTCATCAGGATCCCTAGCTGTACGGCAAATGAAATCTGGCCAAACTGTTTTAACAAAATATAAAAAGTTGTCCTGACATAATTTTATATGTTTTAACCATACTTTTTCGAGCCTCACTCGAAGCTGATCGGTGGTCAATAAATCTGTATCTGTCATCCGTATTTAATATATACCCGGGTCCCCAAAAAATATACCCCATAAGGGGCCCTTTAAAAAAATAAAATATACCCCCGGGGGGTGCCCTTATAAATAAGGGGGTGGGGTCCCCTTAAAAAAGCGTTTCATTTGGGACCTTACTACTTCTATGTTTCATAGCAAGTAAAGGTAAAGTTGCTATAGTCAGAAAAAAAAACCATAAAAAAATAATAAAAAGAAAATTTCTTATTTTGGATTTTGGTTGGTACCTCTAACGCCCAGCCCGTTAGGGCCAGGCATCTAGGTAAACTTGTTTATAAGCTATAGGCTACGTCATGGACGCCTGTGCTGCTGTAGTTTGGTTCGAAGTATAAATTATACTCAGCCATTTTTTTATTTAAACTGGTGATTGCCTCGCCATCTTTTATTATTCCGTAACCTGTTGAGTCGTAGAAATAATCTTTTGCGCCTAAACCATCAACCGAATAAAAGAACCGGCCCTCCTCAAAACCAAAAGAAAGATATTTAACGCCTAACTGATCAGGCATTTTTAAATTCTCCCCAGCTTTCCAGGTGAATTCGTAACTGCCTTCCATAGGACAGTCACCTTTAATTAATTGATCCGGTCCGTTATTAATTAGATCAGGATATTTTAAATCAACTAAAATAGTAAAGTAATCACGCCCCGAGCTTTTTATTACTCGGGTGTTTTTAGCTTCAGGGTTTATTTCTTTTATTAAGTTGATTAGTGTTTTTTCTAATCTTTTTAATGTCATATTTTTTCTCA